TAATGACTTACCTGGTTGATAAGACATAACTCTTTTTGATTGTCTTATGACTTTATCGCCACTAGCTGTAGTTACATTTAAATTAACTGTAGATTTATTTGCGGTATATGAAACTGTTCCGGATCCTGTTAAAGATTCATCAAAGAGATTATTCTTTGACATTACATTTGCACTATCAAAAATAGTAAATGGATTAGAAACTCTTAATCTTCCAAATGCATCATAAGCATTTGATCCATTTCCACCACCAATAACTGTAGGTTCTACATTTACATTATTACAAGACACTAACAACCTCCATATCTACCATTAAACCAAGAAAATCTTTGTTGTTCTTCTCTAAGGTCTTGTTGAAATGTAGAATTTAATTTTTCAATTAAACCATCAAGGTCTCTGATTAATGCATCTGCATTTTTTTGATCGTATTCTTTACTTGGTCTTGTAAATACTAAAGTTACTTTTGCCATTATCTACGTCCATCTGGTTGTGTGTCTAATTTAAAAGTTCCAAGTTTCCAACTTTGAGAAACACCTGTGTTGGCAATCTTCAAAGACAAAGCTCTTGCTCTTGCACGAGTATCTACCTTATCTGTAGATGATGTAATTGTAAAGGGTCCAAGAGGTGAACTTGCATAAGAACTGTTTGAATAGTTTCTTAAATTTAATGTGACTTGTGTATTTCCTGTTTGAGATAAAAAGTCAGGAATAAATCGTCTAATTTTCATAATATATTCACCATCACCTTGAAAAGTTGCAATACCCGATGATTGACCTAAAGCACTTCTTTGTTGACTAATATCAAAATCTCCAGATTCAATGTTAGATGTAATTGGATTTGTTCCTGTAGCTAAAACTTCATCAGTTCCTGTTTCATGTTCAAAGTATATGGTGCTGCCATCAGTATTACCCACAACATCAAATGATAAATCATCAGATATATTATATTGTGTAGCATGAGGTAAACCAAATACGGAAGAGTCTACCCAAGTAGTTCTAGCTAAACTTCCAGTAGTCCAAATTGGTCTTTGTGGACTTGATTCAATATAGTTATAAGTAACACAACTATCTATTACTTCAGAACCTGAAGAACAATAGAACCAAGTTATTTCTCCAAATAAATTATTAAGTCCAACGTTAATTAATTGTGATGCCGTAGTATTTAAATTATTGTAAACAAAATCTTCTACCAAACAAGTCATCGATTCTAGATTACCTGCATATTTAAAGAAACCATTTTCTGACATCCAATATGCAGTACCATCAACTTCTAATGCTGCACTTTCACCAATCAATCCACAGTTAGTTCCAACTTGTGTAAAACCAAATGTAAAAGGTGCACCTACAAAACGCATTGTAAATAATGATGTATCAGACCAAACATAGATTGCATCTCTACCTCTAACTGCTCCTACAATTCTAGAACCATCCGATAATCTTTGTGTACCTGCAGTATTAACTGATGTAGGTTGATAAGTATTAATATTTTCTTGATCCGAAAATCTTATAAACATTAAATCTTGTGTAGTTGGATCACCAATAGTTGTTTCTGTTCCAAAGAATACTAAGTGTCTATCGGGAGTAGAAACTAACATATCTCGTGATGCAGTAGGTGCTCCTGAAATAATTGTTGCTCTTGTAGCAGTTGCTGCAGAAGGTTCAGAATCCCACTCAAAACAAGCACCATCATGAATTAATGCAATCACTTTTGAACCAAAGTTATCAATGGACCATTCACCTGGATCAACTACAAAATCTCCAGATGCAGCTTCACCCCATGCAACATAGTCTGATGAGTTTGTAACAGTTGCACCGCTTAAATGTGCAGATCTTGTAGAGTTTCTAACAGCTCTTATAATTCCTGTTAAATTATTTCCTGTAATACCTGTGTATGAAATTTCTTCGCTACCAACTTGAATATAATTTGTCCCCGAGCTAGGAAATCCTGTAGTGTCAGTTAAAGTAATAGAAGTTCCAGAACCGCCAGTGCCAAATGCATCATCTAATAATGCTCCATTTAAAGTTGTAGTTCTAGGGTTAGCGGCTGTTCCTCCATATTGTCCAAGTCCCCAACCATAACCAGGTAATTGTTGAGCAGGACCTACTGTGTAATAAGCTTGTGATCTAATTCCTCCAGATAAAGTTGCTCCAGCACCAGTTTCAGCAGTTGGCATTGTAATAGTAATGGTTAATGCTGTAGGAGCAGAAGCAACCATAAATTTTTTATCATCAAAATCAGTTGCGGTATAATTTGATCCAGTTATTGTAGTGAAGTTATCTAAAAGAACAATATCTCCTTGATTCATTCCATGGGGTGTTGCATATGTAATTGTAACAGTTGTAGAACCATTTGTAGTTGAGAAAGCATTGGTTAAAGTTAAAGTCTGTCTAATTGGGTGAATGTCATAAAAAATACCTCCTGTATAAACATATAAAATTCTGTTAGTCCCTATTATAGAAAATTTAATCCCTGATTTATTAACGACATGATGCATGGCTCTTGCTGCACCTGTTAGTTTATTCTCACCTAACTGTGCCCAGCCACCTATCTTTTCAGGTGTACCATATCTAAAACGTACATTATCACCTCCTACCCACTGCCCCTCAGCAGTAGTTTCAGTGATCTGTTTATTAAATCCTGGTTGAAAACCTATTTTTTGTAGCATAACCCCTACTTATATATAGTTTTTAGTTTTTTGGTAGTATTATATTCTAATTCAAAAGGCATATCAAGGGAGCTGTGCGGTATGTGGTGGTAACACAGCTCCCGTTTTAAAAAGATATCACTTTTTAAACCATTGTGGAAGACCTAAATGTGGACGCTTGTCAAACATATTATTCTCCGCCCCCAGGGTTTTACGATTGTTATAATGCAAGAAAACTTGCACACACTCTTTACCTGTAAATTTATTTCTCCAATGTTCTAATTCACAACCTCTATAAATTAACATATCTCCTGGTTTTAAATCTACTTTGACACCTTTTTTACCTTCTTTTCCAGATGGTTCTAAATAGATTGGCCAATCATCACCACCTAAATTCATAGTAGTAGATATCTCACAACTAAATCTATCTTTGTGTCTTTTTAAAATATCACCTTTTTTATAAACTCTACCATAAGAATAAGCTGGATATAATTTTAGTTTTGTATTTTTTTCCATTATAGATTGACATTTTAACATTAATGTTTCCATGGCTATATCAGAATAAAATGAATAGCTATTAGGAATTTGGTCATCTTCTTCTTCATAAAAACCAAGTATTTTTTCAAAAGGTGAAATATATCTTGCATTTATACAAGTATCATAAACTTGTTTCTTCATAAGAATATAATTCATACAAAATGTTGCTAAATCTTTTGATATAGCTTCTTTTATTATTGCATATTTATTTTTTTTAAAATCCATAATTAAAACTAATACTAATCCTTTCTTTTTTATTTAAATTAGGTTCAACGTAATGAAGTAAATAGGATGGAAATAAAACACACAAATTTTCTTTAGGCACGATAGTCCATTTTGTAGAATTATATTGATTGTAGTTTTTTACAGATGTGTATGTTGTATCAATGTCCGATCTAAACTGTTGAAAAACAATATTACCTGAATTTTTTGGAGTGCTTACATAATATACTCCTGATACTACAGCTCCAGGGTGATTGTGTGGTTTGTTAAAACAACCAAAATAATTTATATTGCACCAATAATTATCTAAAGATAATTTTTTTTCTAAACCTAATTGTTTTTCTATTTCTTCTACAGAACAATTTATCTTATTAAATAAATTTATAAAATTTTTATTTGCTTCTTCAAAACTTTGACTTTGCCATCCACCATAGTTACTTAAAATTCTTCCTTTATCTTTAGTTTTTATTTTTAATATTTCTTTTTTTATTTTTTTATTATCTAAAGAAAATAAATTTTCATCTAAATAAGAACTAAAAATATTATACATCTTTTACCATTTCTTTTGGTACAGCTTGTAGGTTCCAGTGTATGAATCTAAATGGTTCTAAACCATAATCTACTGCAAACTCATGTTCTAGATAACCAGGAAATATAATTAATGTACCTGGTTTAGGTCTAAAATGAATTAGTTCTGTGCCACCCCAAACACCTTTATTATCTTTCATTTTTAATTTAGTTGCGCGTGCTCCAGTTCTTGGTTCGTGAAAGATTGGATATGATGTTTTATCACTACACTTTAAAAAATAAAACCCTGATACATGTTGATTCCAATGTATATGTGCAGAGTGATGACCACCACCTTTTTTAGAAAACTCTTGTACCCACAACTCACTAAACATAGTTGTGTATTGTGACATATCATAACCTTGGTGATCTAAATATTCCCAAGATTTTTCACCAATGTAATTTCTAAAATCTAAAAAGTCGTTATCATGTGTCAATGGTGTTGAATGGTAAGATGCAAAAAAATCACCATGCTTTTTTATATGATCTTTATTTCTTTTTCTTGCTTCTTTAATATATTTATTGGAAGCACTGTTTAAAGATTTTACAAACTCTGTTTTCTGTTCTGTCCAGATAGCTGTGTTAAAATAATTATTTTTATTCATTATCTAAAAGGTTTTCCTAAATTCCAAACAACAAGACTATATCTTGTGCCATTAGTTACTGGTTTAACTCTATGCCAAACAAACGAAGGAAACACAATGATAGATCCTTTTGGTAATATTTCTTTACATTGTATTCTATGTTTTGATTCATCTCGCATATGTGGATCGTAGTTTCTAAAATCAAACTCTAGTTCTCCACCACTATATTCTGAACCATCTGTTAATTGACAGGTCATGGATAATTTTCTTATTAAACCGTGTTCAGGGTGATTTGGTTTATTGTAAGGTTTATCCCAACTATCACAATGCCAATCGTAGTATTGATTTAATTTGTATTTTGTAAATTGACAAGATTCACTTCTTTCCCAATCATAATTCCAACCAGCATTTTTATTAGCTTCACGCACATACGGATGTAATTCTTTATATATCCAATTATCATTTAACCATACTAAATCAGATTTTCTTTTCTTCTGTAAATTTTTAATTTCTTCTCTATTTAATTTTTTATCTCCATAACCACCTGTCAAACCCATTGTTTCTTTTTGTGACTTAGCATATTTAATTACTTCATCACAAAATCTAGGAGTGAGAGCAGAAGGAAAATACCAATAAAAATTAGATATATTCATATGTTATTGTTTGAACAAAGTTCAAACTATCTTTCTGATTATTTTTAATAATATACATATTTGTAGATGGGAACATAATAAATTGATTATTTATTAATGGCATATCCCAAAACCTACCTTTACGTCTATTATCTTCATAATATATTCGAACAGTGCAGTCCTCTACTTTAACACCATAAAGTAAAGTAAAGTCAGGTGAGTTTCTAAGATCAATTGGATTAATATTTTTTAAAGGGATTGTTGTTTCAGTGGGTTTGTAAATGTTTCCCCATGTATTTTTATTTATCAAACTAATTTTATATTTAAGATTAATATGTTCTCTTATGTATGTGTTTAATTTATCCCAAGTTTTAGAAAATAAAAATTCAGAATTTCTAATGTTAGATTGAAGAATATAGCCACTTAAATCGTTGCTATCAATCTCCCAATGCTTTGGCATTTTTACATCGCCAAAATACAACGCTTGTTCACTTAATACTTTCTTTTGCATACCACCACAAAATATAAATTATGCCATAGAATCTGTCAAGTCCCAAGATTGAGTGTCTTCATTCCAATGATAACCCCACATATGACTAGAAGGTGTGGCTGCGTCTGGTTTTGTGTTTTGAGCATTTTGTTCTGCTGTTAACGCAGGTTTAGCAACAGGTGCTTCCCAACTTGCTGTCGTTGTATTTTTTACCCAGGATGGATATGGTTTTGGTGGCCAAAAAATATTATTGCTTGAATCCCAAGTAAAACCAATACTTGCATAATTTCCTCTAAAAGCAGTTCCACCTAATGTATGTGTATTGTTAATTGTATTATATGAAGTTTGAATCCATTTATCTGCAGGCCAATTATTATGTGTTTCTAACCACTGTTGACCTACTGATTCTGTTTCAACTCCTTCAGAGTTTACACAGTTTTCATTGTCAAGTGTTAAAACTGCTAAAACTTCATTGTCGTCATTTATTTTTGCAAAGCTTGCCATAATATTTATTCCTTATTGATATTTATATCTAATAATTACAATTCCAGATCCTCCTGCTCCTCCTGCTGTTCCATTCCATGAAGTTTGAGGAAGTGGACCTGTTTGGCCACCACCTCCACCCCATCCAGAATTAGCTGGACCAGGTGTTTCTGCTAATGGAGCAATAGGATATGGACTATCATAACTCCAAGCGCCTCCTTGTCCTCCTTGTGATCTTACTACTGGACTACCATTAAT